TTTGTAATTGATTGGGTCGTCGGCGTAGGCCGATGGCTGGATCAATTCAAAATAACTAACATGGAACCGAAGATAAACATACGGCGGTACCTCTGGAGTATCAAAAGAGAGCGTAGGATATACGTGACGCGCAATGCAAAACATTACGCTAACTCGTATCCAGGCCACTCAGGATATCCCCAGGAGTCACCGATCCCAGTAGTCATTGAACAGGCTTACCGCCGGAACAATGGCTACCCGAGATCAAGTTCGCTAACAGCGAGCGGGTTGAACTCTGATGAGTTCACCCTCGGCGCGGCGCTTGTGATAGCACGACGTCGTCGCAGATAACAAACACGTCCGTAAGGACAACACCGAAGGATGTTAATCCTTCAGAAAACAAGCATGCTAAGTAACACACTTGTAACAAATGAAATAAAGAACTCTGCTGGGACTGAGGTTGAATTCAGTCGCCAGGAGAGCGTCGGCCGTAAAACGGTCTTCGCCCAAGTGGGCGAAGTTCCGTCGCTCCAGCACCGGTTGACAATAAGTCACCAGGAGTCTGGCGTGGGGATGAAGCTCCGTAGACGATCCATGGTAAGGTTCGATAAAACGACCTTATCAGGGGTTGACACGGTAACACCCATCACCACATCTGCGTACATCGTACTTGATCACCCAATTGGTGCATCCAGTTCGAACGCGGAAGCTGCCAACGTCATCGCGGAGTTATTGTCGTTTTGCGCCTCCCTAGGCGCAAGTACGACGATTCTCTACGATGGCACCGGCAACGGCGCCGTTACATTACTCACTGGTGGTTTATAGGACTTCGTCTGGAGTGATCCAGTAGAAGCACCTATCCTCCTCCCGGATAACCCGGGATTGTGAGTTGTGTAGTTCACCGATTAAACTGAGACTTAATTCATCGCTTTTGAGTTGCTCTCTAAGGCAGCTCGCGGCTTGAATTAACATCAGCGTCGGATCTTTACCCATAGCATAGCACGCATTGGAGAAATCCAATGCCGCTATATTCCAGTCACTGACTGGGCGTATGAATGCAACTTGCGAGGTCTTAACCGACTTTGTATTTTTCATTTGTTGTTCAGTATATACTGTTC